GTTATATTACAACAGTCGATGAGGTAAAAATACCTATACCAAATGACCCAAAAACTGATTCAGTTAAAGATGTTATTAATTTAAAGTTTCAAAATGATATTCCCGATGGTTCACCAAATGATATCACGAATAAACCATTTTCAACATTGTATAATCAATATAAAAATGTTTACTCAGAATATAAAACTGATTTATCAAATAATGTACAATTATTAGTTCATAATGCAACAGGAACAACCGCAAATTCACTTTCAGTAAGTGACTTAAAGTTATTATTCGATTCAAATTATGATGTGACAAACATACCATCTTTACAAACTAAAGCAACTGGCGATTTACAAAAAATATTTGATAATTTAGATAGTGCTTATGGAAAATATAATACATCAATAACCACTTTAAAAACTGATATCACTAATAATGTTGTTCAAGATGTTAAAATTAATGTGGATTCCTCAACGTCAATACTTAACTTTAAAACAAAAGATTATAATATACATTTATCATATAGAAGAAGTTACAGTATTTTAATCGATGTTATAAGTAAAATTGCTAAAGATGGTGTTGGTACTGTGGCCATCAATAAATTAAATTCGTCTTGGAAGTTTAAAAATGAAAGTCCAATAACAATTAGTTCCATTACATTAAAAGATTTAGGATATGATAGTGATGGTAAAATTACAATTGGTGTGACAAATAAAGGTGAGGACGGTCAAGTCGATGGTGCAAATGGTACATATAGTTGTAAACAAGCTAAATTTCAAACTGATTTTAAAAATTTGAAAAATAGTTTAAGTGTCGTTGCTCCAATATCAACAAGTTGTAGACAAGTAAACGTAACATTTGATTATAGTAGAACACAAGTTAATGCAAATAAAGGAGACACAAATAATAGTGGTACAATTCCACAAACAAGAATAACTAAAGGTAATACACCAATTACAACTAATGGTAAAAATAAAAAACCTTCTATTGATGTTTTAAAAAGAATTATAATGAGAACATTATCTGAATGTTTTTATTTCAAGAAATTAGAGGAAACAGATTCAATGGTGTATAAATCTTTAAGAGAAAAACTTAAATTTTTTCATCCGGCTTTTCACTCAACAACACCTGAAGGTTTAAATAGTCGTTTAACATTCTTACAACAATGTATAAGACCTGGTGATACAATGCCAATCAAAGGTATTTCTGATGTTAATGATATGAATGCAAGAAACACTACGTTTGGTGCACCACCTATATGTGTACTAAGAATTGGGGATTTTTATCACTCAAAGATTGCGATTAATAGTGTACAAATTTCTTATGAAGAAAATGGTGGTATGTTATGGGATTTAAACCCAGAGGGTATTGGTATGCAACCGATGATTGCAACTGTAACTTTACAATGTAATTTTATCGGTGGACAAGGTTTAGCAAAACCCGTTGAGAAATTACAAAATGCATTATCATCTAACTTTTATGCGAATACTGAGATGTATGATGAAAGATCGACATCAACATTATCAGGTAAAGATTTATTAAGATATGAATCGTATTCAAAAGAATTTTTAACTGAATTAAATAATCGTTATAAAAATAATTTACCAGCAGGGAAAAGTACCGTACCAAATATAAAAAATGTACAACCAAATGTTTATATTGGCGATTTAAAATCACCAATAAATAGTATATCGTATACTTTTCAAGTTAAAATGATATATCAAAATACACAATATTATTTTAAATCATATACAAGTATGGTTGAAAAATTAATAGCAAAGTACGATACAGAAATAACTAGTATATTATTATCTAACAAATATAGAACAATAAAAAATTACGATGTTTATAGTGATACAAGTCCTACACCATCAACAACTCTTGAGTTATTAGGGGTATACCCAACTAATAAAGATTTAACAACATTATTAGATAATTTAGAAAGTGTATTAACACAATCAGTAACAGTCTCACCAACAAATACTACCAATATATTTACTGATTTATCAAATGATTTGATGGGTATTAATTTTAGTAAAATATCATCATCTGATAGTGCTACATTAACATTATTATCAGATGAGAGATTACAACCATTCATTATTGGTCAAATTAAAACAATGATTAGTGGTCTTAAAACTGAAGGGGTTAATTTACTTGAAGACCAAAGAAATTTTATAATTTCAAATTTAGATAAGTTAAATTTCTTGGTTAAAAATGCACATGATGGGTATGTGGAAACCCCAACGCCTAAAAAGGTTGAATTATCCGGGTTTACATCATCAAGTTTTTATTCAAAATATTCAGAAGTAATTACTTTTATTTCTGACAAACATCATTTGTTAACAGATAATATCAGCACGGTTTACGATTTTTCTAAACCATCAAATTTAACTAAAGACCAAATTAAAACAATTATTGGCATTTTCATGAAAGGAACAACAACAGGATTTTTAGCACTATATAAAGATAATCCTATTTTCACAAGTAATATCCAAAATAAAATGTCTAAAGCATATGACAAGTTTACCATCGTTCCAAAAATAGTGAAATTAAAACCATTTAATTTTAAAGAAAGAAAAGACACTAAAGAAATTACATATGGTATCATTAAAAATGAGGACATAACTAATGAGACAATAAAGACAGAAATTATTAATATTAATTCAGATAGTGTTGAACCAATAAACGGTAAGTTGAATTTTTATAAAAAGAAAATATAATGAGTAGAGATAATTACAATAGATATGATGAGTTCACCATTAATGGTAAGTTTTTAATTGTACCAGGTATTGACCTTCCAATAAAGAAAACTGATAAGTACATTATTTATAGAAAGAACAAAAATAGACTTGATAAGATTTCATCAGACGAGTATAATACACCATTGTTTGGTTGGTTAATATTATTAGCTAACCCACAAGCGGGAAGTATCGAATTCGAAATACCTGATAATTTCATATTGAGAATACCGTTTCCTTTAATCGGCTCTTTACAAGATTACAAAAGAGCAGTAGAATTGTACAAATTATATTATGGCGAACAATGATTTATCAAATAGTGAAGACATACTTGTTAAAGTCGATCAGAATAACTTAATATTCATCGACCCAAATAGTGTATTAAATAATGGTGAGGTGGAACCTAGAGGTGTCAAACAAGAAAACTTAATGATGTATGTCAATTTAGAAGCTGACATTATTCCAAGATCAATTCTTGTTGCAGATGGTGATAAAAATACAATGGTGTCCATTGCTAAAGGAACATTAAATATGTTGTCACCGCAACCACTTGGTAGTGATTACGATACCTCTTGGACTAACGCATATTTTGATAAAACTGAAACAAAATCATCAACCGTTAATGTAAATAAAGAAAACATTGAATATACATTGAATGATGCCACGGGACAATCTTTTGGTATTGATAGTATAGACATTCAAACTAAGGGATTTAATGCAATCCCAATGGTAACAATTAACTTTATTGATGTTAGAGGTAAGACATTATTTGAATCACCTGAGAACTCACCATATAAGGCGTTCTTTCATTTACCGTGGCCAATTTTCTATTTAACTGTTAAAGGATATTATGGTAAGGCGATAAGATATCGTTTACACATGGTTAAATTTACCTCTAAGTTTAGTGATACTACAGGTAATTTTGAAGTTTCAACAACATTCGTTGGTTCAACATATGCATATTTAACTGATATTCCTTTAACAGGAATTCTTAATTCCCCCTATATGTATCTAACTGAAAGTGTTAAAAGAGACAATTTTAACAATAAAACAGGTAAGTATGATCAGGTGATTAAAAAATCTTCAAAAGGGTACTCAATTCTTTCATCGGTATACGATGAGTATAAAGAAAAAGGATTAATTGCAAAAGATTTCCCAATTAAAACACTAAGAGAATTAATTGTTTTAGCTGAGAATTTAGATAAAATACTGGAAAGGGTTATATTCGATCAGGTTGGTGATATGAAGGTATTTCTTGGGGTTAAGGAATTTGAAAAAGCATTAACCGATTTCGAGGAACAAGTTAAATCTTGGGGAAAAACATATTTGAATAACAATGAACCTAAAAAAAGAGCAACCGATACTGAGGATTTTTATTATTTAAACGGAGATAAAACCAAAGAAACGGGAAAAATTAATAATCCTAAAATTTCGGGTTCATTAGAAAATTTAATTAAACATAATGTTGATTTGTTAAATGAAAAACAAAAGTTAGTTAATAACATTAAAAGTAAAAAATCAAAAGTTAACTTTTCTAAACTTAATGCTAATAGTCATATTAAAGAAATTGGTAAATATACATATACTGACTTAGATGGTAAGTTTTTAGTTTCAGTTAATTTATTGGTTAATGATATTCATGAAATAGGTAAAGATTTTGTAACTGAACGTGATAAGTTACAAGCTGAAATGCAAGAGGTGATTAACCAAGTAGTTAAAAAACCTGAAAATGGAATTGGATTCGATCCAACCATTAGAAATATATTTGCGGTGATATTAGCAAACGCCGAGACATATATTAGATTATTAAGGGATGTACATAATAAGGCATTTGAAAGAGGTAGTGATAGAAAAAAAGTATTAAAAGGATTTTCAGATGAAACACCTGATGCAGATTCGATATATCCTTGGCCAGAAGTTAAAAAATCGACTAGTGATGGTTCGAAACATAAAGTTATTGCTTACCCGGGAGATAAAGATTTAGTAAAACAATTAAAAAGTGATAATAAAGAATTATGGCCTGAGATAGATTTTATTGAGAATTTCCAAGCGGTAGCAACAAAGAAATATGATGCATTATCTGAAAAGGAAGGAGGTATCGGTAATATTAATTTTATTTTCAAATCAAATGAGGATGATAAGAATATCAAAAAAGTATCACCATTATTATCGTTAACACAATCGATGCCATATAGTGATACAACGATGGCATCGGTTTTATATGAACTATTTGAACGTTCATTTTATATATGTAATCTTGAGGAATTTAATGATCCTGCAACAATAACCGAATTATCAAATTTAGAATTTAATACATTGAACTATATATTCGGTGAAAATGATGACATTGTAGGTCTTTTAAATGGTTTAACGGATATTAATGATTTGTATAAAAAAATGGCGGGAATTTCACCATTTAATCGTTTACCTTATTTAAAGGATTCAATCCCAACTACCCAATATATCAATTCATTATTGGCAACACCATTTAGTTTTAGTGAATATAGTTTAATTGACACAACAAAAAGTGTAAATAATCTTGGTGATTATGGTCATTTAAGATTAAATTTAAAAAATTATACACCTGACGGTTATAGAAATAAAAATTATCCATTTAATTCAAGTATATATCGTTCATATTTGGGTGGTATTACCGAGTTTCCAATTAATGATTTAAAATTAAATGGGGTGTTAGATGTTGATACCATTAATGGTTTCATATCTTCACCAAAAAATACATCGATGTGGGTTAAAAGTGGTTATATAAATAATCTGTTTGATAATGGATTATATATAACCAACACCACATCAACAAATATATTAAACACACCATATTTTCATAAACAATTATTTAGTGATTATACTAAATCATATGGTTACGGGAAATATACGGGTTCTGCATATCTTCTTTTAAACTCATTACCATTTGTCGAATTAGAAGATATGGTTAATATGACTAACCCATCAAATGGAATGTCATCAGATATTAGAATATCGTCTTTATTTAGAGAAATTGGATCAACACATTTCATACCATATCACTTATTGTTGAAATGGGGTTCAATATATCATAGATATAAAAAATACATCACTTATGGTGAAGATATTTTAAGTGGATTTTTAGATTCATCAAATAAAACAAGTTATTTTGATGGAGGACTTTTCTTTGATGGAGGACTTCCAACGACAGCGTTTACAGTTACATATACTCAGAATGGTACAACTACCACCAAAACAGTAATACATGACGGTAATGACGTTGGTATACATCCTTATTACGATTCCGTGTATTGTTCTGTTATTAATGGTTATTCACATTATGATGTAATTAAAGGTAATATTTCTTTTTCTGGTTTTAGTAGTGGAAATTACTTTATTAATAGACCAAAAACAATTGGTAATGCAACATATTGGAGTTCATTTGTCGATAATTCAAAATATTACAATACTGACAATTATTATACATTATTACCATCAACAGGTTATAAAGAACCAAGTATCACAACTTCATTACAAAATACATTTGAACTTAATGAACAGAATTTTAAACAAATTATATTAGATAAAAATAGTAATGTATTTGTGTTTAGTGGACAAACATTCCCATCATATAAAGATTATAATAAAACATATACTCAGGGTTCAACGACATCAGTTTATGGTATTAATCAAAACTATAAAAAAGTAATTGATTTAATTGGTACATTTAGTCCAAAGATTTTGGAACAACTTGAATTATATTTCTTGGAGTTTGCTAGTGAAAAAATAAAAGAAGACGTTCCGTTTGGTAATTTTAAGAATGTACCATATCAGAGGTTTCAAACATTATTGAAAGAAATATCGACAATTGATAAAACAGCAACAGACCCTACGGATGTTAATGAATTAATTTCAAGTTTTAAATTAAGTCAGGGCACTAAACTTAAGTCTATAACAAGTAATATATTAGGTAATAATAATATAATCAAATTCACATTAGGTAATCCTAAAGAAATTGATCCTTATACTATTAGTACTTTCATTGGTATGTCACAAAATAATATGTCTTATGGTAATTTTAATCCATCACAAGTAACACCAACGAATTTAAGTTATATTGATTTATATGTAGGTGAAGATACTGAAGGAAAATATTTACAATTTTTCGCAACTAATGATATTGAGTTAAGTGAGGATAATGTTATGGTATTTAGACCATTAATACACATATTTGCAGGACAGTATGTACCAGGTTATACTAGTACTCAGTTTAAAACATTTATAAACTTGGAAGTTTTACCTGTCGATCCAACAAATAAAATATCAAAAAACCATTCTCAATTTTTAACAGAATTAATAAATAAATTACGTACATTAAAAACTAAGAATGTAACTAACACTATTTCTGAAACTAATGGTTATAATGACGATAAGTTAAAATTAGAGTTATATAGTTACTTTAAATCATTTAATGACAAGTGGATTGCAGGTAATTCAATAGGACAAAGAAACTTATTAGAAGAATTTTTATTCATAGATAAGGCTAATAAAGATATTGGTGATTTAGCTTATTTTGATTTACAAAAATTAATTCAATTGGGTGATGTTAAAAATCAGAAAGCAAATTTATATAGTGTTATCTCAATGTTGATTGCTGGTACGGGATTTGATATGAGAGCGTTACCAGCGTATGTTAATTTTTACGGTGCGAACTACAATAATAAGACCAAAGTTGTACCATCTAAAAAAGTGGCAAAGAATATTTTTGGAACATTCTTGGAAGTGGATTATCAAGAGTCGTCACCAAAGATTATACTACAATACGTAGGACCAACATCAAAACATCCTGATTTATCCACATATAGTAAAGATTATAAATTCTCAGACGATAGTTTTTATATGGGTAACGTTAATAACCACCCATTAATTATTACCGCACCAGAAGTGTTTAGTGATGGTAATTTATATAAATCAAATAGGGTTGTAGCATTTGAAGTAAGTTTTGGAGATCAAAATCAATCAATATTTAAGAACGTCCAACTTGACCAAGCATCAATTAAGAACACGTCAGAATCATTCGCAGTGATGGAAAACTTAGGTAGAAGTGAAACGGGTGCCGGTTCATATCAAGTTGATATTGGTTTATTTGACATATATAGACAAGCCTCATATACTTGTCAGGTAACCTGTATGGGTAATGTTATGATACAACCAACGATGTATTTCTATCTTAAAAACATTCCGATGTTTAAAGGTTCATATTGGATTATGGATGTGTCACATAGTATTAGAAATAATACAATTATCACTAAATTTAATGGAACAAGGATACCATATGCATCGTTACCTGACCCTAAAGATTCGTTGATGTCAAGTTACAAACCTTTATTCGATTCTATTATTAATAGAGCAATTGCAAAGGCGAACAATAGTTCTAATGTAACCACAACACAAACATCAATAACAGATAAAGACGGCGTATCGTATCAAATTGATCCTGTTAAACCATTAGAAAAAAATGTGGAAATAATTCCTAAAGAAATTGCTATGGGTAAATATACTTTAAGTGGTGTTAGTAATTTTGGTATTCCTTACAATGGATTTAAGGGTGAAAAATATATTCAACATATTCAATACAATAAAAAAGATAAATGGTTTAGAGCAATTGCGGTTACAATGGGAGGGGAAAAGAATTATCCTATTTCAGATGAAACACCAATGAGTTTAATGAGTTTAATTAGTAGTCAAGTTGTTACTGATTCTAAATTAACATTTGGTGAAATAAACAAGAAGGGTAATTATTTTTATTGCACTAGATTTATTGGTGTAGTTCCAAATGATATCATTAAAGGTGAGGGAGTATTTTTAAATCCTGCAAATGGAAAAACAAAAACGGTAACACCAAAGTATCAATTAGATAAAAATATTGGTACAAGAATTGCTCAAGGTGCTGTACATATTGGACCACCTGAAACAAATAAAGGTTATGGTGTCGGACTTTCTGAAACATTAATGAAAGACTTAGGATTAAACGATGGTGATGTTGTTTATTTTATGATGAAATAAAATATTACACACTTTCTAGATATTTATAATAAAAATATTATGGAAACAAATAAAATTAACAGTACAGTTAATCAGTTTTTAAATCCAAAAACAGTTAAGAGTACATCAAGAGATGGTATGGAACAAGAAGTTTGTGATTTACAAACAGGAGAATGCCATATCATTCGTTCTAAAGATGGTATCGTTGAAAGAATAAATAAACAATATATTACCGAAGACGGTAGACAATTATTACAAGATTAATAACCATGTTAGAAAAAACACTACAAGAAGAATTAAACCGTTATAATCAAATTAACAAATACGGTAAAAAATTAATATTTGAACAAGAATTACCACCAGCACCGGGTGGAGACGTTCCGCCAGCTGAACCTGATGCGGCAGTACCTCCATCACCTGATGCAGGAGTACCACCAGCACCAGATGCAATGCCAGAACCTACATCTGATACCGAAGAGTTAGATATTACTGATTTAGTTAATATGACCAAATCAATCAAAAAAGATTTAGAAGATAAGACTGGTGAACATCAACAAGTTAATACTAAAATGGATGATATGTTTTCTAAGTTGGAAAATTTAGAACAAAAACTATCTGAAATGGATCAAATAATTGCAAAAATCGACGCTTTAGGCCCTAAATTGGATTCAATGAGAGAACCTAAACCTGAAGAGAGATTACAATTACGTTCATTGGATTCATATCCATTTAGTAAAAATCCTCAAGAGTTCTTTGCTGAAAAGCAAGACCAAATGAGAGCGTCAGGTAAAAATGAATACGTTTTAACAAAAGACGATGTACAAAATTACTCAAACGACACTATAAAATCATCATTTAACCCACAAGATCAATATGGATATAAGTTCTAACGTAAACTTTTTTTTAACTTTACAAACACAATTAAAAATAAATCATTGGCAGACCAAAGGTTATGCTAGACATCAAGCATTTGGTTCAACATATGACGCATTACAAGAATTAATAGATACCTACGTTGAAGAAGCAATGGGTAAATATGGTAGATTTGTATTAACCGATGAAACCAAAGTAATTAACTTATCTAATTTATCTGAATTAGATATTAAGAGTTTCATTAATGTAGTAAGAGAATCTTTAATTCAATTTACTGGCGAAGTAGACCCAACTGATACTAACTTATTAAATATCCGTGACGAAATGTTAGGTTTAATTAATCAGTTATCTTACCTATTAACTTTAGAGTAAGAACCAATATATTTTAAAACTTTTTTTCAAAACACTTTTTTTTATCATTTATTTTCCTTATACTTGTTTAACAAAATTGATATTTCAAACTTTTAATTTTTATATTTATGTCAACATTAAACTCAGTACTTGAACAGTACGAAAAAAACAAAAAGAACGCCACAAGTGGCAACGGTAACAAAGTTAGTAGCGAAGACAGAAAGAAAATGTACTTTAGTACAGTTCTTCCTAAAGGCGAAATAACTGCGGAGAAAAGAATCCGTATCCTACCTACAAAAGATGGTTCTTCACCATTTGTAGAAGTAAAATTTCACGAAATCTTAGTGGATGGTAAGTGGTTAAAACTTTATGACCCAGGTCAAGAAAATAAACGTTCACCGTTAAACGAAACGGCAGAAGGTTTAAAAATGGACGGGGAAAAAGAGTTAGCTAAAGCTTATTACCCTAAGAAATTCTACATCGTGAAAATCATCGATAGAGACGCTGAACAAGACGGACCTAAGTGGTGGAGATTTAAACACAATTCTAAAGGTGATGGTGCATTAGACAAAATCATACCTATTTGGAGAAACAAAGGTGATATCACCGATGCTAACGAGGGTAGAGATTTAATCTTAACTTGTACATTAACTAAATCAGGTAATGGTAAAGAGTACACAACTATTAGTTCTGTAATTCCTGAAGACAAAGATGTGTTACATTCTGACCCTACAATTGTTGAAAAATGGATTAACGACCCAACTACATGGACTGACGCTTATAGCAAGAAACCTGAAGAATATTTAGAGATGATTGCTAAGGGTGAAGTACCTAAATGGGATGTAGAAGGTAAGAAATGGTATTCATCTACTACCGAAGAAGCTGACGTAGTTCCAAACAAATCACAAAAATCAACTCCTGTGGTGGAAGACCCACAAGAAGAAGAC